CCAAAAGAGGGCGAGTCAACTGCTGCTCCAAGCACCACCTATTCTCTTTCTGAGCCAAATACAATACATAATGTTATAACTAGGGCTAGAAACTTACTTACTAAATATGGAATTAGTGATTTACCTGGGCCAAACACGTCTGGCGAGGTTGCGGTTGGATCTAATGGTCAATCGGTTTTAAAATGGAGCAGCGGAGTATCTACAATCGCCATATCAAACGATTCAAGAGGTGTTGTAGAGCTAACAAAATGCATCATCAAATTAAAAAGAAACATAAATTACAAGATAATTACCATTTATTCGGATAGTGCTTCTGACGAAGAGGAATTCGTGGGAGTAAAAGATCAAATAATTACTCTTAATCCAAATAGTGGGGGCGTATTTTCTCAAGAGTTTGTTGTAGTGGGGGGTTCTTGCACGGGAGCATCTTCTGCTCAAGTAAATGTTAATTCAACTACTGACTATTCTACAAAAACTTTAAAAAGGTATATTCCATCTGAAAATGAAGGAGAAGAAGATCAGGAAATTAAATGTACTCAGTATTTTACTGGTCCCGATTGTAAAAAATACAGATCTGTGACAACAACATGGACAAGATATTCATCTGTATCAAGTTCGAATTCAGTAATTACGCAAGGAAATCCATATGAATGTGGTGAAGCTTCCAGCAGCTACAACTACCAAAATAATTCCGCCAATAGTACTTATACAGTAACAACGACATGCGATGGAAAAGTTACAGAGACGGGCAGCAATGAGAAGAAAGGCAGTTATAGTTTTGATGTAAATTGGTTTGACTCGCAGCCACCAGATTCTGGTTCGTATAGTTGGACCTGTAAAGATCCAGGGGGTGGGGCGGAGGTAGATCCGCAATGTGATGAAGGGTGGCATGATTATGGGTTGGATAGCTGGTATTCAAATGAGGACTGTATTGTTAGCGCATGTTGCCCGTCTATTACCAGAGAAGAAACCAGAGAATATGACTGCAATGGTCTACTGCAACCTGGTGGACCTAGTGTTCATAAACAAACCGGTACTTGGACGTGTTCAGTAAATGGAGCTGCTATAACTAGGGTACACACTATAAATCAAAGCAGCAATTTTAAGTGTGTATCTACTGAAGACTATGGCAGTGGAACCTGTATTTGGACATCTAGTAACGATTCAACGGGCTCTGGCGGCACAACTGTTGTCAGTACATATTCTGACCTTGTTGATGAGGCAGCTTTTAGCGATCCAAAAAATTACGATACTAAAAATTGGTCAGAAGATGGCGGCACTTGTGCTTGGTTATCAATAGCTACGGATGGAACAATGAACAGTGCTGAAACTTATGTAGATTTTGATATCTTAATGGATGGATATGATCCGGAAAAAGATTTCGATGTTCATTTTCAGACCGTTTTGGAATCAAATTTTGATTTAAATAATTGCCGTACTAGGCTTTTTACAGAAAATACTAGTACTTTCGTAATGAAGGGTGGACAAAGCGTCACGAAAAGTTTATCTATCAACGCCCCGTCAAATGGGCAAACCAAATGCTTAGTCCACTATGCTTCGCAAGTTTATGAAAGAGAATAAAACTCAAACTGAATATTTTCCAGCAACTGAATACCCTGACTTTTTAATAATTTCTAAAGAGGAAGAGGATAATTCTGAATTTACTCCACCAGGAATAAGAAAAATGTTTTCTAGCGTCTCTAAGAGCGCAGTAAAGTGGGCTAGGTCAGGATTTCAAACCGCTAGTTCTGAAAAATTTAACGAAAGATTAGAAATATGTAAGGGGTGCGACTTTTGGGATGGAGCCGCCTTAGCAAATACTGGTCGTTGTAAAAAATGCGGTTGTTCTACAATGGCTAAATTGAAAATGGATACTGAAAAATGTCCAATCGATAAATGGTAGATTGCTTAATCAATTTAAGCTTTCTTTTTATTTAATTTTGTTTTTTATTTAACATTGCCAGCGACCACGGCATTTCGTCTACCCAGTAACCCTCATCAGGCCAAGGAATTTCTTCTTCTGTTGGGGTATATGCATTTTGCATAAACTTTACATTATCCAATATCTTAACAGAATCTTTTATAACGATAAAATTATTCATTTCTTATTTATTTAAATTAATTAACTCAAAGAATTAAGGGATGTTATTCAAATTTGAAGTGCCGGTTGTTGTTCCCATCTGGTAATACGTGCGACCATCGGTGTGTGTAAAAAATGGAACTGATTGTTTATTTTTTACAATTAAAGTTCTTCTATTGCTTACCCCGCCAGTAACTGGATTATTTACAGGTTGACCCATGTATGGTTTTATTTTTAAAAGCGGCGCTATGTTGTCTATTCTAATGCCTCTACCCTCTTTGCTAGAAGTACTGGCGGCAAAGTGTATCCCAACAATTTTCCAAATGCCGTCGAATCTTCCAAGTACGGCAGATCCTGAATCTCCACCTACTGAGCTGGCTGTATTTGTACAAGATTTCCATGTATAAGTTATACAATTTACGAAATTACTTATCGTATTTTGCAAATTTAAAGCATTTACTATAAAATTATTGTTTATTACTTGTAATAGGCATGATGCATTTGTAGGCACAGCCAAAGGATTGTTGGGCTGACCTTTTAAGCCAGTTGACCTTCCTGCTATGACCATATTTGGAGTAGCTGGTGTATTTTGACTTCTAAAAGCTATCCCCGTCATTGAGTTTATTTCGTCTGTTGTTGCGAACGGATAATATATTTGGTTGTTCATCAAATCATGATTAAGAACTTGCCAAGAGTTTGTGCCGATGACGTTTTTACCTAGATCTACTAAAAGGGACTGAGTATTAGCTGCATTTGGCACTGAAACAATGCCCGTAACAGTTTCCTGATTCAAACCAATTACGCAGCAATCTAAAAAATTATTGCTAGTGCTAATTGGCATGTATCTTTTAAGGTACCCGACGGTTAGAGCTTTTTCATATCTTCCATCTGGATAATAAGTAGCAGCAGTGCCAAAGCTACTGTTCCTATAGTACATATTGGCGGCAAAATCATTTTTTTGGGACTGCTCTATTCTATATTGATCAAAATTATAAACATCTGTCGAGTTTAGAAATTTAGTAGATCCAATGGTTCTGTAATGAGCCGATGTTCCAGCAGCGCCAGAAGTGCCGCCTCCGACCACTGGAATTTCTGAATTGAATGATCCAACGTGATGGTTGGTTACGGCTACAAGCGAATCGTCAAGTGCATCTACAGCAATAAAGCCCAATGTTCCTAAATAATTTGTATTTCGATGTGTAGATGTTCCACTTGGGATTGATGAAATTGAAACGCCTCCACGAACCGGTCTATTTACATTTCTATTCGGTCTTATAAATCCCCCGCGAGAGCCTGTGGCAAAAGTTGTGGCATCGCAATCAGCACATTCTTCAATTACATTGTCACCTTCCATTACGTCAGTTTTAACCCAGCCTAAGCCAGTAACAAATATCTTATCGGGAATAATTTCATTTTCAGGAATTTTATCAACAGATTTTTTTTCACTAACATATAACGCTAGCGCCAATTCTTCTGTAAACTGTCCATTTACATTCTTTCTTTGAATGCCAGCTCCTTTTAAATCAAATTGAGGGTTTTGATTTATAAAGTCTAATATTTGTTCTGTAGTCATCTTTTCAATTTGAAATTATTTATTTTTAAGCTCGCATGCTAAAATAAGTATAACTGTCTGCATTGTTCAATGCCTTTACCTGACTATTTCTAGCTAAACTTAAACATTCTTGTGTTCCATAGGCATGGTCTTGCGTTACCCCCGCGTGATGAAAAAATTCGTGCAATATTGTTTCAATTAATTCGCCTGATATATAACCAGCACCATTATAAAAATAACAATAATTGCAAAGCCATACATGATTTGGTCTATCAGAATAAACGTAAGCTAAATAGCCTCTTGGACAACTTTCTCTAATCCAATTGATATATCTAGAGCCACTTATGCTTGAATTGTTTTGACAAGCTCCTCTGACGCGATTCGCTCTCTCAGGCTGTGTTGAAACAGTTTTGCATCTTCTTTCCCATTTGCCGCATTCTGCATTGCAGCCCGCTTTATTATTTTTCCATCCTTCGCGTCCAGTCAAACGACATTTAAATCTTTTATTACCTATTCCTACGCAGTTTCCATCTATATAAACATTTGTACATTCATTTCTATGACCGCCTTCTCCGAACCATCTTTCGAAATATTTTCCAGGATGAGCTGCTGAAGCGCCTCTATCTGCGTAATACTTTGAATATACTCTGGCTCCGATTACTTCTCTTTTAGATGTCTCGGTCCATGCGACTCCACCAGTTGAAAGAAAGAATGCATTTGTGGAATCATATTTACTTTCAATTGATTCTTCAGAAATACTTGAAATTGCCAATGAACTTGACGCGAGTGGAGCTGTTACGAAAGTAGCTTGCGTGGAGACGGGCGTTAATACTTCATTATTTATCGTTGTTGACCCAGATGTATCGTTGTTTAATGTAAAATTTGAAATAGGCGACTCTAGATTTGAACCAGGTTGACCCGATTCAATTTGCTCACTAGAAATTTCTGGAAAAAAAATGGTTGAATTTTCTTCATCGCTTGCTACTTTGGCGGCTATGGGATCATATTTTAAATAATTTAAATCACCAATATATTCTATTGAATAACTTCCAGCGTCTTGCATTTCAAATGAAAGACCAGGATTGAATTCGAATGAATATGTTTCGCCTGGCTCTATTTTGCTATAAAATTCTAAACTATGGACACGGCTAGCCGCAGATATTCTTCCCTGATACAAAACTTCTTCATTGTTTTTTTTAACTTTGAATAATCCTGGATTTTGTATCTCTCCGCCTTCCGTAGGCTCTATCGGCAACGTATGTAACCAAACAGGATATGTAAAATTATTTTTTACATTAAAAGTCATGATTCTGCTACTTGAATTATAATTACTTTGAGCTACAATTGTGGTTTCCAAATCGCTTGTTCCTTCGTAACAGAGAGAGGGGCAAACATTTGATAGTCCTAATTTTTTTAATTTATTGTTTTCCATATTTTTATTATATTGTTGTTGTTTTATTTGTTTTAATTTGCGGCCCAGTCGATGCTTCCATTTTCATACCTTAAATTAAAAATACCAGCTTGACTTGGGTTTTCCACATTGTTAAAGTTTGAATATTTGTATTTTAAAAGTACTTGTGGGGTTGAGACTGTTCCATATTCAAATGACTTTATCCAATTCTGAGCCAGATCTGGCGTCTCAACATCGGAAAAAGATATGTATTGATATGCTGGTGAATAAATCACGTCTCCTGGTTTTATCTCGTACGAATCAGGATAGATTAGGGATTCTTCCTCAAATGGATGAGTATATGTTGGTCCACCAAGGAATGAGATAATCCAATATTTAAAATCCTTATTCCAATTAATAAGCGTCTTATAAGGGTAAGACCCTAGTACGACAGTTTTTTCGAAACTAATTTTGCCCCCCAATTTGCCATTTGATAAATAAATGCCATTGATAAAATTAAAGTCACCAATAGATTCAGCTGGTGCGCCAGCGTTTGCAACAACGGCGCTTTCGGGCTCATTTATTGCGCGAGCTGGCAATCCTAGTTTTATACTTTTATTACTTGATTCCATTTTGATTTTTACACTTAAAAAGTGAATATGTTAAAAATAATTAACTTAATCCTATTTGGGTGTAAATATTTATAAAAATATATGTCGAAAAATAAAAACTTAAGGGTGCGTAAAACATCTAGCCGGGCGGCAGTTAAAACTAAAAATTCCGAGATTGACGCTGTACGGAATGTATCGGAAGATAGGCAAGATAAGTCAATGCATGTGACCCAAAGACCTAAAATTAGTTTTTCATTAAATATTAAAGCGCGAAATGATTTGACTGAAAAGCAAAAAGAAATAGTTGAAGTTGCAACAAAGCGCGGTACTAAATGTATTTTTATAGACGGCCTGTATGGAACATCTAAAAGTTATCTTAGCGTTTACTCGTCTTTAAAATTACTTAATGATAAAAAAATAGATGAGATTATTTTTATTAGAAATCCTGTAGAGTCTTCTACTACCGGTAAAATTGGTTTTATTCCAGGTACTAGTGAGGAAAAAATGGCTCCTTACAATGCTATTCTTTTTGATAAGTTGGAAGAAATGTTACCGGAGTCAGACATTCAAAAGTTGAAGAAAGATAATAGAATTAATTGCTATCCGGTAGGTTTTGTGAGAGGGCGCTCTTGGAATTGCAAGGCTATTATCGTTGATGAGGCTAGTTCTATGACTTGGGACGATCTCTTTCTTGTCTTGACTAGATGTGGTGAGTTTACAAGAATTTTTTTCGTAGGTGACTCTATTAATCAGAATGATATTGGTTCAAAGTCTGGTTTCAGAAAAATGTTTGAAATGTTTAACGACGAAGAAAGTCGTGAATTTGGAATAAGTTGTTTTGAATTAAGAGAATACAATGACATAGTAAGATCTGGACTGCTTAGATTTGTAATGGAAAAAACTGGACTAATTAAAAAGCCGAGTATTAAAGCCATTGAGGACAGACGCAGAGTGGAGCCGATTTTTGAAAATTAATACTAAGTATTTTCAAAACAAACTAAGACACTCAGCGGTATTTCTGAAAAATTTTTATAACTGCGGCGATTTCCGAAAGTTTTCATTTTTTTAATCAGCTCTTCGTCCCATTTTTTTATTGACGATGTTTTGAAAGATGGCCAGATCTGGTATTCCGCCCAATATAAATATTTATAGAATATAACATTTGATAAAATTATATATTCTTCTTTATTTATTGGCAGGTCGAAATTTTTTACAAATTCTAGAGCCATTTTTTCACATTCTAGCTCCATATCAATTATTGATGAAACTATTTTTTCTCTATCTTTTTTATTAAAACTTTCTTTTCTTGCCGAATCTTTAGCAGTTAAAATAACATCTACATTTTTTAATTTGTTAATATTTTTTTGAAAATTCGTCCAAAATTTAGTTTTATTTGACGATTGAATAAAATGAGAATATTCATGCGCTAAAACTCCCAGCCAGTAATATGAATTATTATTTTTTTTGCACCTTATTGTATTTGTTTTCTCGCAAAATTCACCATCTTGCGTTCCACCATTTGCTATTTTATTTCTCAGTATTAATTTTCCATCTTTTTCGGATAATTTACTTTTAACAAAGTTTACGAAGTTTTTTATTTTGAGCTGGTTTGAAATATTTATTTTCATTTAAAATATTTACACTTTTTTATTTTTGATTAACAAAATGTTTTATATATAATTAAATATATGAATTATTATTGTTCAAATTGTTTTTCAAAAAGCGAATATAAGTTTTCTAAACCGAAATTTTGCCAAGAATGTGGAACTAAAGTATCTTCTGACTCTACAGTTAAAAAAAATATCAGCGCGTCAATGCCTCAAAGCGAGGAAAATTCGAAAACTAGAAATGTGGAAATTAAAAAGATTCCAAAAAGTATTAAAAAAATTGAAGTTGACGAATTTGAAAGTGAGGACGACAACAGTGATCAAGAATATTATTGTTCTGATTTGCATTCTATTATCTCAAGTATAAAACCTGGCGCTGGGGTTTCGGTTGAAGGTTATGAAAAAAATAAAGGTATTTCATTCGGATCTTTAATGCAGGAGGCGTCATCTTCGCCATCTGATTCGAATGATTTTAAATTTGAAAATTTTGAATTTAAAAAAACAAGAGAACAAGTTCTTGAGGAGTTTAAAGCTGAGGCTTCTTCTACAAAAAGACATATTGAAATAGAGTGATGGTAAAATTATTATAAATTAACATGCAAAATGAAGAAGATTTAGATTTGGAAAACAGACCATCTTACGAATCATGTTTTGAAATAATAAATGAAGAGCTTAGCAAAAGAAGATCAAAGTGGCGACTTAACGCCATTGCTTGGATGGATTTTGACGACGTTTGTCAAAAAATTAGACTTCATATATTTAGTAAATGGGATAAGTGGGACTTCAGCAGACCATTAAGACCTTGGCTCAATAGAATTATTTCGAATCAAATGACTAATTTGATAAGGAATAATTATTCTTACTTTGTTAAGCCTTGTATGCAGTGTCCTCACAATCAGGGGGGAAATCTTTGTGCTTTACACTCAATTCAGAATTCAGAATGCGCGGATTTTTCAAAATGGGAAAAGAGTAAAAAATCTGCTCAAGAAATTAAGATGCCCTTGAGTATTAATGATAATAAATTTAATAATGGTGAAGAAAATTCTCCTCCCATTGAAATACGTGATACTTATTCTTATTTTGATTACGATAGTGAGATCGAATCTTTCCATAAAAAAATTAAAACTCAATTAAGTTTAATAGAATGGAAGATTTATAATTTTATTTACGTAGAAAATAAAACTGAATACGAAACCGCAAAATTAATGGGTTATAAAACAAGCGAGAAAAATAGATCTCCAGGATATAAGCAAATTAAAAAAATAAAGAATAAAATATATAGAATAGCTCAAAACCTTGTCAAGGAAATTTAATTAACTTCTTATATGATAGAAAATAAAGCTCTTGAAGAAATTATTTTGACAGAAAATCAGAAAGATCAAATTAAGAAATCTTTCGAAGGTGGAGCTTGTCCTGATTTGAGCGATCTTACTAGAGAAATATTCGAAAACGACAAGGTTGATGGCAGAAGTAAAGAGGGTCGTGCTATTAAAAGATATATAGCCGAATTCCAAATTGGAAAGGTGACAGTTAGAGCGCCGCAAAAAGCTGTCTTATTAAATCTAACTGATGATCAGAAAAAAATAATAATTGATAATTATAAGAAAAAAGATTTCTCAGTATTGTCTTTCACAAGAGAGCTTTATAATAATCAAGACATAACCGCTTTTTTTGTCGAATACAAAACGGTGAATGAATTTATAAATAAGCTGGAGTTGGAAAACCAAAAAACGCATTTCGAGGTTACTGAGGGCGAAGAAATGCAAAATTTGTATTACTCGCCAGAGAACTTGAAATCAAACCGCCAGAAGGAAAAGGAATACTATAGAGCGCCTTCTTCATTGACACACTGCATAGCAAGAATTAATAAATATCTTAATTACGGATGGAAAGAAGAAAATTTAAAAAGAGCCCAAATAAAATGCGTGGAATCATTGACCAGTTATTTGAGAGTTTTTAGATTTCAGTATCAAATAAACTCATATTCGAGATCTGAGGATAGGGAGCTTTTTGAAGATGCATTTATTAGATATACTCATGATAAAGAAGATTTGACTCAGGAAGAGCTTGATCAATTTATAACTTTATCTAATGAGGTAGTTATAGCTGCTGATATTCAAAGAAGAATAGAATATTTAAGAGTGGCATTAGATGAAATGGCGTCTGACTCAGAGGGTAAAAAAATAAGTATGGGTTTAAATGAGGCTATTAATAACGCTCAGACTGAATATAATCAATGCATTTCTAGGCAAGATAAATTATATAAAAGCCTAACAGTAAATAGGTCAAAAAGAATAGAGGAAAGAAGAAGTGAAAATGCTTCCATTTTGAATTTGGTTTACGCCTGGAAACAAGAGGAAAATAGGGAGAGAATGGTTGCATTGGCAGAAAGACAGCGCGAGGCTTTAAAGGGGGAGGTAGAAAAACTCTCTTCAGTTGATGAATTTAAAGCGATTATTCGCGGAATAGATCCAAAGGAAATATTTAACACTTAATTTTATGGATTTTTTATGTAAAGATTCTAATTGCGGGTATTTGTCCAAGGATAAGGATGAATTTGTCAAGCATGTGAAACAAGTTCATAAATTAAAGATAGATAATTATTGCAAGTTTAATATAAATAAGCGCGATTTACTAACGACAGAGGCGATTGACTTTAAGAGTTTCGAACAATATCTGTTGACAGATTTTGCAAACAAAAAAAATATGTTGGCTTGGCTAAAGAATGAAAAGGACGGCTTAGCGAAAGATTTTCTATTGTATAAAATTATTGCGCATTCTGAATTAAAAAGTGTATGCCATTTCCCATCATCCTCAGAGATGAGAACAATATCCTATCTTCCCTCAATGAAGACTTACCAATTTTTCTTTGATGACCTTAATGCGTTTATAGATTCTTGCGGCTTAAAAAGAAGATACAATTACAATAAAAATGAATTAAATTTTAATTTTATTCATAAGAAAAACATAACCGTTGACACTAGGGAACAGAAGCCTATAAAATTGAAAAATTTTGATGTAATTAATGAAAAATTAGACTTCGGAGATTATTCCTGCGATAGAATTTTAGCTGTTGAAAGAAAGTCTCTGAGCGATTTAGTTTCGACTCTATCGTCAGGATTCGAGAGGTTTAATAGGGAAATAGAGAGGGCTAAATCTATTGGTGGATATATAGTCGTTGTAATTGAATGCGATATTAATAAATTTTTATCATTTTCATATTCAAGAACTGGTAAATTTGCAAAAGCCTCTCCCGATTTTATATTTCATAGATTTAGGGATGTATGCAAGAATTTTCCAGAAAATGTACAATTTTGCTTTTCAGGTGGTAGGGCTGAATCTTCTGATTTAATTCCAAAAATATTATCTATGAACAAGGACGATGCTAAGAACTTAGACTTTCAATATTTATTGGATCATAAGCTTATTTGACATATGTGGGAAGTAGGCAATCAAGATATTATAATTCCAGACAGGCATTTCAATGAGGAGCTTCTTGAAATACGTGGCGAAATGGATGATGTCACCGCTAGAATAACGCTGGCAAAATTTTTGAAATCAAATATAGGTTTAACTACGGAGCTTTTTCTAGGAATCCAGTTGGAAAAATATCAAGAAATAACTATTAAAGCGATGTTTAATAGAAATTTTAGCATGTTAACATGGGGAAGAGGCGCTTCAAAGAGTTTCTGCGCTGCTGTTTTCTGTATACTTCAATGCATATTCGAGCCTGGAACTAAAATACTTATAGCGTCTGCAAATTTTAGAACATCTCGTAGACTTTTCATGGAGATAGACAGAATGCTGAATACCAAAGATTCGGGTTTGGCAAAGCAATGTTTTAAGGATCCTGTTAAAAGAAACGATGAGTATGTTTATCCCGTGCAATTGCCGCACGGAGGATCCATTACTGCTATACCATTGGGCGGAGAAAACACTAGAGGTTATCGAGCTTCTGTTTTGATTATTGATGAGTTTCTTTTGATGCCGAAAGATATCGTCGAAAGAGTTCTTATGCCCTTTATGAGTTCTCCCCTTGACGTTGCCGAGAGAATTAAAGTTAGAGAGATTGAAGATCAAATGATTAAGGCTGGGAGAATGCAAGAAAAGGATAGAACTGTATTCAAAAATATGAACAAAATGATAACATTGAGTTCTGCAAGCTATACTTTTGAATACTTGTTCGAGTTGTATTCCATATGGTCTGACATCATCAGAGATCCTAATATATTATCAGATTCGGATAAGGTGGGGGAAGATAGGATGGAGGCGATGAAAAATTCTACCTATTTTGTTTCGCAAATGAGCTATGAATCGTTACCAGAGCATATGATTGATCAAGGCGTGATCCAGCTCGCGAAAAGCGGAGGAATTAGTCACTCTGCTTTTCTTAGAGAATATTGTGCTAGATTTGTTGATGGAGGAGACGGTTATTTTTCGCCAAAGAAAATGACCTTATGCACGGTGCCGAACGGTCAATATCCAACAACTAAAATAGTTGGAGACAAAGATAAGAAATACGTTTTAGCTATAGATCCAAGCTTTAGTGCTTCTAAAAGTTCTGATTATTTTGCAATGGCAGTTATTGAATTGAATGAAGAGGATGGAACGTCTGTTTATGTGCATGGATATCAAAAGGCTGGAACAAGTATCCAAGATCATATTAAATACTTTTACTATTTGCTAACCCATTTCAATATTAATTTAATAATAATTGACAACGCTGGTGGCGATCAATTTATTGAGGCGGCAAACGGTTCTGCGATATTTAAAGCCAAGGGGATGAGAGTTGGTTTTTTTGATTTCAACTCTGACAAAGAGGGCGACGAATACCATGAAATGCTGAAAGAAGCAAAGTCTCAATATAATTTTGATACAAAGTCAATATGTATTAAACAGTACTTTACTTCTTCTTTTATTGGTAGAGCAAATGGCTATCTTCAAAGCTGCATAGATCACAAAAGAATATGGTTTGCTAGCGCATCGTGCGCGCACCCAGATATCGTTAATCAAATGTTCTCTTTAAATATTCCTATAGAATACATATATCCAAAGGGTATAGATGATGCTCCCGAAGATGCATTAGAGAGAAACAAACTAGGCGTTAGGGATTTTATGGAGCAGCAGGACTTCATTATCAAAGATACCAAAGATCAATGCGCTCTTATTCAGGTTTCCTCAACAAATCGTGGAACTCAGAGTTTTGATTTGCCGAGCCATCTCAGGAGATTGACAACTGCAAATAAACCAAGAAAAGATAATTACTCTGCTTTAATGCTTGGTAATTGGGCTGTTAAAGTTTATTTTGATCTTCATTCTGAGGCAGCAAAAAAGCCATCTCATAATTTTATGCCTTTTTTCTTATAAAAACGTGTAAAATATTATTATATTTAAATTAAACTTTAATTTACGATGCCAACAGAAAATCAAAAAAATAAAAAATCCGAGATTACCTCGACCAGGTCAAATGCAAAAAAAGCCGTTGAAATTCCTGAGGCTGCAATCGCTTCTCTGGGTTCTTTCGATAATGCTAGGGCTAGCTGCGAATCTTTTGATTCAGGGAGGACGTCGAGTAGGAGAAATTCAGCATCGACCGTATCTCAATCGGATAGATTTTCGAATTTAGAAAAGGGAGTTGTTCCTTTTTTGTATAATAGCGGTAGAGGAAATTATGATTCTAACATATCTGCAAAAGATTCAATCATTCTTTGTCAAAAGGCATACTGGAACGTCCCGATATTCAGAAATACAATAGATTTGATGACTGAGTTTAGTATTTCAAATGTTTATTTAACGGGAGGAAATGAACAAAGTAGGAAGTTTTTTAATCTGTGGCTTAATAAGATTAATTGCTGGGATTTGCAAGATCAATTTTATAGGGAGTTTTACAGAAGTGGAAATATTTTTATGTATAAATTCAGGGCTGATTTCAGTCGGGAAAATATGATGAAAATTCAAGAGGCTTTTGGGGCTGATTCTGAGGCGCAGTCCGACATGTCGATTCCAGTCAAGTATATTATACTTAATCCAGCTGATATAAACATAATTACATCCTCTTCATTTCTTGATAATGTGTATGTGAAGGTTCTTAATAATTATGAACTTCAGGCTTTGATTAATCCCAAGACCGAATCTGATAAAAAAATTGCTGAAAAAATTCCAGAAATCAAACAGTTGATAGAATCTGGTTCTAAAAAGAATAATAGAACTAATGGGATTAATAATGTTTCTCTGAAGCTGGATGTCGAAAGACTTGTTGCAATTTTCTATAAAAAGCAAAATTACGAGCCGCTTTCTGTACCAATGGGCTTTGCCGTGCTTGAGGATATTAATGCAAAGCTAGAACTTAAAAAAATAGATAGAGCTATTGCTAGATCCGTTCAGCAAGCTGTTTTACTATTGACAATGGGGGATGAAAAGGTTGGTATGCCTAGTGAGAAAAATATTTCATCTATGCGTAAATTGTTTGAAAATCAGAGCGTTGGCAAGGTGCTAGTTGCTGATTATACTACAAATGCAAAGTTTGTTATTCCAGATATTGGCAATCTTTTGGATCCAAAAAAATATGAGATTCTTGATAATGATATAAGGATGGGATTAAATAGTATTCTTTTTGGTGAAGAAAAGTTTTCAAATACTTCAATTAAAGTAAAGGTATTTTTTGCTCGTTTGAAATATGGTAGGGAAAAATTCTTGAGAGATTTCTTGATTCCGGAAATGAATGAAATTGGTAAAAAACTTGGATTTAAACAAATGCCTTCTGCTAAATTTGAGGATATTGATTTTGAGGACAATGTTTTAATGAGTAGAGTTTATTCTAGATTAATTGAACTTGGTGTACTTACTCCAGAAGAGGGACTTGGCGTTTTTGAAACTGGAAGACTTCCGAGTTTTGACGAAAGCGTAGAATCTCAAAAAAGATTTAAAGACTTGAGGGATAAGGGTTATTATACTCCTCTTGTTGGCGGTCAAAAGCAAGATGGAAATGCGGAGCCAGGATCGAGTGGTGGAACTAAGAGTCCGACTAGTAATGTTGGTAGACCTTCTGGAGGTGGAACAAAACAGTTGCAAAATAGAAAGCAATCTGTTTCAGCGGCTGAATTAAAATTTAGTTGTGTGAAAATGAAAGAAGTTTTAGATAATTTCTCATCTTTAGAAAAAGATATTGAGCAGGCTTTGAAAGAAAAATTTAAAATTAAAAAACTAAATAAAGTTCAAAAAGAGGTCGTTGGCGAGTTGTCTTTAGCCATAGCTTCAAATTGTGAAATCCAAGATTGGAAGTTGAAATTACCACTTTTCATTAACAACCCAGCTCAGATGGAAGAAAGTTTTTTTGAAAAAATAGAAGAATTGTCAGAATATCATCAGCTGGATCAGAGAGCCGCATGTATTCTTTATCACAGTAAGCATTCTTGATATCATGTCTAATTTAAATAAAATAAAACTCAAACAAATTGATGCAGATTTTTCTAATATATTATTAAAGAAAACTGATTCCTATGTAGTCGCAAAGGCGGGAGACGACTTAATGTTAAAATATGCTGAAGCCGCTGCATTAACTCCTAATAATTCAGCAAGAACTAATAGAAATAGAGCTACTTTAATATTGTTTCCTGGAGAATATCCAACAAGTGGCGAACCAGTTTTTGATATAGACTTTGTTGATGTTATTGCTTTGGGGTCGTCTGAAAAAATACCAAGCGTATTTATTGAAGATAGTTCCATTAGGGTAACGGCAAGTAATATTAGAGTAGTTGGTATTAGCACTAAAGTTCAACCATTTAATATTTCAGGGGGGGAATTTCAAGTTTTTGAAAATTGTGTTGGGGGTGATAATAGTTTTGGATTTTCGTATGGTTCGTCTGAAGCGTTTTTGGAAGGAACATATATAAATTGTACCGCTGGAGATAATAGTTTTGGATTTTCGGATGGTTCGTCGAACCTGTTTTTGGAAGGAACATATATAAATTGTACCGCTGGAGATAATAGTTTTGGTTACATGACTGGAGGGAATGATATAAGAATAGACGGTAATTTTACAAGCTGCACTGCTGGAAATAACAGCTTCGGATATACTGGAGGAGGCGGTACATTAGAAATATCGGGAAATTTTACAAACTGCACTGCTGGAAATAACAGCTTCGGATACTACGGCTGGATTTTTATCAGTGCAGCATTGACAAACTGTACTGGCGGCGATCGAAGCTTCAGCTACGGAAGCGTTGCCGGCGGAACATTTACAAACTGCACCGGTGGCGATCAAAGCTTCGCAAGCGGAAGCGATGCCGGCGGAAAATTTACAAACTGTACCGGTGGCGATCAAAGCTTCGCAAGCGAAGGAGTTGCAAGCGGAACATTTTCAAGTTGCGTTGGTGGTGATGTGAGTTTTGGAGGTGGTGGCGCATTAACTGGAAGCTTGTTTTATTGCAGACTTATTAATGGTGGAGTGTATGAATCTCCAACTGGACCTGGAATTATTCGCCTTTGTCTTCAGAGCGATGGTGAAATAATAAACGCTCCTATTTAAATTTTTAGATAGCAATCAAAACAAATAGTGCTATATATCAACCAATTGTTTAATAAAACGTATTAAAACTATAGTTTCGATTTGAAAAATAAAGTGTAACAATCATATTATGGATCATTTTCTTATACAAACAAAACTTCTTTTAACTGGCGAACAAGCTCCATTTACTGGTGAATCTGTGAATATCGCGCGAGCAAGAAATGTTGGATTCACTACTTACGCAAGCGGAGATGGATCAGTAACTCTGCAATACAAAAGTCCATTTTTTGAAAATAGTTGGGTGAGCTTTTACAGCTTTACTGGTCTTACGACTGGTTATGCTGAGCCAACTTATTTAACAACTCCAATGACTGAAGTTAGAGCCGTTTCAAGTGGGAATGGAAAATTCTGGGCTGGCTTAACTGCTCAAAATTAAATAAAAAATAAAATGATTAACCAATCTATACTTAGCATAGAAAGAAGTATTTCTACTCAGGTAGATAACACTCCAGTTGCCGCGTCGGGGTTTTATCCGCTAAGCAACCCAAGCGGCTTCATAACTGGAATCGAAAATCTGGTTTATACTACAGGTGATCAAACAATTAGCGGGATTAAAACTTTTACAAATAACGTCACCATACTTGGGAATTTTGCAGTTTCTGGCACAACCTTTATAAATGAAGTAATTGATGTTACAACCACGGGCGTCATTAGTGGTGTAACAGGCGTTTTTCAATATCTTGAGGCGGACAATATAGTATATAGCGAAACTACTTCTTCTGTTGTTGTCCAGCCTGGAGATGATATATTGGCAAAATATTTAGCGGCAAAAGCACTGAGACCTAACGGTTCAGCTAAGTCCTCTACAAATCGCGCAAGTCTTATCATTTTTCCTGGAACTTACACTTTATCTGCTGAACTTGCTATTGATGAGCAATTTATTGATGTAATTGGTCTGGGAGCGCAAACGCAAAAACCTGTTGTTTTAATTAGTGGAAATACTCTAAGTGTTACTGCGGACGATGTTCGCATTAGCGGAATTTCCGTTGGAACACAAAGGTTTTATATCGCTGGAAATAAACCACTTCAAGTTTTTGAAAATTGTGTTGGAGGGGAATCTAGTTTTAATGTTGGGCGCGAAGAACACATAAGCGGGACTTTTATCAGTTGTATAGCAGGCGATGGTAGTTTTAATGCTGGTGTTTATGGGGGTGTAAATGGGGTATTTACGGGCTGTATAGCCGGAAATTACAGCTTTGCCGGACAGAGTTATGGCCTTGCAAATGGGACATTTACTAACTGCACTGGGGGCAATTACTGTTTTGGTGGAAGTTTTGCAACGGGAACATTTACAGACTGTGTAGCCGGAAATACCAGCTTCGGAGCGTGGGCTGACTATGGAGCAGCGTCCGGAATATTTACGAACTGCACGGCAGGGAATTATAGCTTCGCGGGTCAATACGGCGGCGGGGCAAGCGGAACTTTTATGAACTGCACGGCAGGAGGGGCTAGTTTTGCTGGCTACTTCGGTGTAGCAAGTGGAAAATTCCTAAACTGCGTGGCAGGAGCAGGTAGTTTTGGGGGGCTTTACAGTCTTGCAAGTGGAACCTTTATGAACTGCACGGCGGGGGCGGTCAGCTTCGGTCTCGATAACTCTTCAGCAAATGGCGTTTTTTTTAACTGCCGAGTTACTGGGGGAGAATTTCCTACCCCTTCCGTTCGAGTAGTCCCTCCTTCCTTTTTTCCGCGCCCAAGTCCAGCAATAATGGTGAATTGCATGGATGGAAACGGGAATATTATAGAAGGGGAAGCCTCCGAATAAAAGATCAACGAAGTATGAAAAATCTAACATTATTAAATAATCAGTGGAAACAAAAAGTCGCTATAGAACTAAACGAAGAAGAAAAAACATTGCTTCAAAATTTTAATGAAGACAAGCGTTTGGATAGAAAAAGTCTTTCAGAGCGCGTAATCGCCGAATCGTTTACTTCGGCCGATGCTGAAGACGCTAGTGTTGCGCAAGATCTGTATGATCAGCACAATATTGAAGGCGCGGAATTTATTTCTGTAGATGTTTTGCTACCAAACAAAATTGGTATAATTAATTGTCGCCTAAATGGGGAACACAAACAAATTAGATTTTAAAAATATGAATAAAAAATTTAATGGAATTACAGTAGAAACGAATGGCGTCCGCGCGATTTCTGGTGGCGGAACCAATGCTGATTCTGCAATTGGGGCGTTGGCTAATTTAGGCGGTTATCCAATAAGTAACCCTAGCGGTTTCATAACTGGTATTGAGAATTTAGTTTATACGACTGGTGACCAAACAATTTCTGGTAGAAAAATATTTTCAGACGGAATAGACGCGGGTTTGCAAGTCGGAATTTCTACTTTATATGTTGGCTCTGGACTTGTTGGCGTTAATAATGAAGATCCGCAAGCGGCATTTGATGTTTCTGGTTCGGTATTATTTAGCCAGCGTCCAACTGTAAATGGTACTGGTGTCATGCTTAGTGGCGATATTAATAGTTTGAGTTTCTATCCAAATAATAATCCTAGCGGTTTCATTACGGGAATTCAAAATTTGGTTTACACTACTGGCAATCAAACAATTAGTGGGATAAAAACTTTCGAACAAGGTTTAGAAGTTGGATCGATGCTAGGTCTTTCCACTTTGTATGTATTGTCTGGCGCAGTGGGCATAAATAATGAGAATCCACAGGCGTCACTTGATGTTTCAGGTTTGGCATTGTTTAGTCAGCGCCCAATTGTAAATACTACTGGAGTAATGCTAAGCGGAGATATTGACATATCAAATTTCTATCCAAATAATAATCCTAGTGGTTTCATTACGGGAATTCAAAATTTGGTTTATACAACTGGCGATCAAACAATCAGCGGTATTAAAACATTTCCAAATGATGTCACTATTCTTGGTAATTTTGCAGTTTCTGGAACAACATATATAAATGAAGTAATTGATGTTACAACAACAGGAATAATTAGCGGTGTTACTGGAGTATTCCAACATCTTGAAGCAGATAACATAGTTTATAGTCAAACTAATTCTTATGTTGTAGCGCAGCCCGGAGATGATCTTGCGGCAAAATATACAGCAGCAAAAGCACTAACGCCAAACGGATCGGCTTTATCAGCAACAAATCGCGCAAGTCTTATCATTTTTCCTGGCAATTACACGCTATCCGCCGAGCTTGCTATCGACGCAGAGTTTGTTGACTTAATCGGACTTGGAGCGCAGACACAAAAGCCTGCGGTTTTGATTGGAGGTAATACTCTAAATGTTTATGCGGACGATGTGCGTGTAAGCGGTATTTCAGTTGGAAGTCAGCCATTTAGAACTGGTAGTGATTCCGTGGGTCAGTTCACGCTCGTAAGTAAGCCCTTACAGATATTTGAGAATTGTTCTGGGGGCGATAATAGTTTTGGCTATTCATACACATCTGAGGTATTCGCGGGAGGTACATTTGTAAATTGTATCGCTGGTAGAGGTAGTTTTGGTTTTAGTGCTAACTACTATGGTAGAGCTACTGGTAGATTCACTAATTGCGTTGGAGGAGATCATTGTTTTGGTGGAGAGTGGGGCGAAGCTAGTGGTACATTTGTAAATTGCATTGGGGATTGGGGAAGTTTTGGATCGTGTCCGCAAGAGGGGCACGTTGTTGGAACGGTGAGCGGTACGCTTACTAACTGCCGTCTCATTTCTGGAACATTTCAGGTATTATCCACGCCAGCAACAGGAAAGGCTATTATGATTAACTGCATTGACGGCAACGGAGATATTATAAACGGAGAGGTATTAGCGGAATGAACACAAAATTTAACGGAACAACAGTCGAAACCAACGGAGTCCGAAGTATTTATGGGGGCGGTACAAATGCTTCCACAGCAACAGGAGCTTTGGGTAATTTAGGCGGTTATCCAATAAGTAACCCTAGCGGTTTCATAACTGGTATTGAGAATTTAGTTTATACGACTGGTGACCAAACAATTAGCGGAGCCAAAACTTTTAATAACGATATATATATAAAGTCAACGGGCACTAATCCAGCCGTACTATATGTGGAATCTGGAAGAATTGGAATAAACAATGAATATCCGCAGGCTTCGCTTGACATTTCAGGATCAGTATTTTTTAGTGAACGTCCATTTGTAAATAGTATTCCTTTCATGTTGAGTGGTGACATTAATACTAGTAATTTCTATACGAATAATAACCCGAGCGGTTTCATTACTGGCGTATTTCAGCCAAATCCAGATTATGTAAGTATTCCAGATCTTTCGGCAAAAGCCGGTGTGCCAATGGGTCCGCCGCTTGACAGAGTATCGAGCATTTTATACAGTGATGGCTCCTTTCCAAGTGATGATATAAGTTATGGATTGGCTTATGGGAATACTTATGCTGGTCAGGCTTTTAAGTGGAATTATATTTACAGAAATAGTGATGGTCTATATGTTGAATTCGGGAATGCAATTGTTACTGGCGGTGAATATCCTTGGAATGTGTCATATAATAATGGGGTCGTGGTCACTAAAGAAGCGGCAGCAAGATTAATATCCACATTGTCAGGCTCAGCTTCGGAAGGGTCTTCTATTTACGCGGCAAGAGCAGACCATATTCATATATTTCCAACCGCTTCTGAAGTTGGAGCTTATTCAATAAACAATCCTAGCGGCTTCATTACCGGAATTGAGAATTTAGTCTATACTACAGGTGATCAAAATATCAGTGGGGTTAAAAACTTTATTCAAAGACCAACTGTCAATGGAACTGGGATTCTGTTAGAAGGCGAAGTTCAAAATAATACAATCATTAGCGGAGTTCTTTATTCGGCTCAGGTAAACGTAAAAAATAATCATACTGGAACGCTTTATAAAGGTCAGCCAGTTTATATCAATGGTGCGGCTGGTGGAAATATTCTTGTTGGTCTCGCCTCAAACACTGGAGAAGCCTCTTCTTCAAAAACTTTAGGTTTAATATACCAGGATAGTTTAGCGGTAAATGCTTTTGGCACAGTTATCACTGATGGATTATTGTCTAATTTTAATGTTGGTTCTGCCGCTGCTGGAGATCCAATATGGCTTGGTCCAACTGGCAATTTGATTTATGGATTAGCGAATAAACCGGTTGCTCCGAATCATTTAGTTTATCTTGGGGTTGTGACTAGAACAAATAACAATGGTGAAGTTTTTGTTAAAGTTCAAAATGGTTATGAGCTTGATGAATTGCATGATGTTAATGTAAAAAATTCGCCTACTGGTCAATTCTTATTTAAAAATATTGAAAGCCAGTGGTCTGGAAAATATTTGCAAATTTCTGACGTTTCTGGTCTAGAGTCTTCTCTTAATCAAAAACAAACAGCTGGAGACTATTATCTTAATAGTAATCCAAGTGGATTTATTTCTTCTAATATTGTGGGTTTAAGTGGCGCGAGTTCACTTGCCAATATTTTGCAAATAACTCAGTCTGGTTATAATGCTATAGTTACTCCAGCAACTGGAACACTTTATATAATCGTCGGATGATTTTAACTGAATCCAGTGCGGCAAGTGTTGGGGCAACTTCTGTAAGAGCAATTATATCTTCGACGCCAAGCGCTTTACAGTTCATGTGCTATGCCGCAACAACAATCTCTTCGACAATAACTGGAGCAATTGGACTTGAAAAAAACGGATCAGGGACTTTGACACTATCTGGAAACTGTAGTCATACTGGGCTGACTCAAATCAATACTGGATCAATTACTATTACAAATTTCTCGACACTTAATGGAGTAATTAGCGGGTTAGGACAACTTACAAAGACTGGGGCATCGACTTTAAGTCTTGGCGCAAGCAACACTTATTCTGGAGGCACAATTCAAAATGCGTCAACTATTACCTTTAATTCGTCAAATGCTTTTGGAACTGGGACTTTTGTTAGTGTTGTCGGAGGCACGATCCAGTCTGCTGGTGCTGTAACTTTGCCGAACGATTTTGTATTAACCGCAGGAGCGCTACAGTTTCGCACTTTAGGAGCAAACACAATAACAATTTCGGGCAATATTTCTGGAGCAGGAAATTTAACCAAGGCGGGCAATGGTTTTTTAAACCTTTACGGAACGCTTACTTACACGGGTTTTACAAATATACAAGCAGGTTTTATCCGCGTTAAAAAGACTGTTGGTGCGTCCACGGCAACTGCACAATTTCAGTCTGGTGGATTTCCGTTAACAGTTTCATTCGATGTCGCTCCTCCCTCTGGAGTAACGGCATTCCGCTTCTTCCAAGGGACAACAGTTAATTCATACGCATCAGTAACTTTGGTGGGTGTTCCAGTTGGAACAACGGCAACCTATACTTCCGCAACTTCCACTTTAGCAGTCACAGTCCCATGATAATTCCACCTAACGAAAATGGCTGGTCTTACGATGCCTCTACAGGCAACTGGAAATTGGTATATGCCGATAAATTAATTATCTTGTATGAACAAACAGACCAATCAATCGCAACTCAAAGCGTGTTGTTTGTAGGAACTGAACAAGAATGTGAGAACCAAATTAAAAGACTCAATTTGAATAGTACAATAGATGATCAAACATAAATAAAAACGTAATTTAGAAAAAATTTGTGTATTAAATAGTATGAAAGCTGAAGAAGAAAATTTTAACTACAAGTCGAAAATTAAAGATGTTTATTTTGTTAAATATTTCGATATTGGCTTAAAATTATTGACAGTTTTTGCGCTTTTGTCAGTTTCTTTTCTTGGTACAAAATTTGTTTCGCGCGATGAATTTAAAGAGGCTAATGATGTTCTCAGTGGGAGAATCAGCAAAATAGAAGAAGTATTGATACGAATGGAAGCCAATTACGAAACAGATAAGAGACACGATATGCTTTTGGCGGATCATGAGTCTAGAATTAGAACAATAGAAAAAGCCAAACCAAATTAGTCGCTTTAAAATGAATATTAATTTTGTAGTATTTTTTTTAATTTTTATTTTTTCAGGTTGCACGATTTATACGGAAAAACAGTCGGAAGCATTATCTAGAGTTGTATATGCTACCAAAGATTCTTTGGAGTCTGCTAGGATAGATTTAGCGGATAAGTATTCCACGGAATCAATAAGGCTAGTAAAACCGCCAAAGAATAGAGTAGATTTGCAATCCATTTACAAGAAAAACTCAGATGGCGCGGCGAGTGGTGTTAAAGTTATTCCAACTGTTATTAATAAGCAAAGAGTTATAATTGTGCCAGAGAAGTATAAAAATGATATTTTAGTTATAGTAAATTCAGAAGAGTATCAGCAGTTATTAAAAGATAAAGAGACGTACGCGCAAATTGAAAAAGATAACGCCCAGTTAATTGAAACTAAAAAAGAGGTAGATAAGGAATTAATCAAGCAGTCTGAATACAATAATAAGATGATTCGTGATTTGAATTCGATGCAAAAAAAACTTGTCGAAAAAGACTTGGCTATACTTCAAAGAAATATAATTATTGTTGCTTTATTGGGAAGTATCGCGGTTGGAATTTATCTTAGAATAAAAGGAATTCTTTAAATATGTTGTCTCAAATTTTAGGCAATATTAAGCACGCGACTTGGTTTCTTCGGAGCGGAATTGCTCCAAAAAATGTTGAAAAGCATCAACTTGCAAAACTAAAAGACGTTAATCATATGGCGTCTAAAAAATTTGCAATGACAATGGTTGCTGTTGGAATTATAGCGTTCATGTATTTTTCCTCATTGATTTTCCTTTTCTTTTTCAATTCCGATCCTCATGTTTCCGCGATAGTTAGTATGTACAAAGATATGATAGTCGCTATTGCGAGCATAGTGGCCACCCTAGTTGGAATTCAAGGATTGGTGGACTGGAAATATGATTCGTCTTCTACTTCGTCCAACTTGTCAGAAACATATAACGAAAATTCTAATCAAACATTAACAAGCAATGCAAAAGAAGACGATTATACGACAACCCTCTCCCGAAGCTTTAAAATTAATCCTTAATCATGAAGTTGGTGGGGGAAAAAAATATTACGATAAGTTTCTTTCCTCTTTTACCTGGCCTGGTGGAGCAAGTGGCGCAACTATTGCCATTGGAGTTGATTGCGGATATTATACTCCATCAGAATTGCATGATATTTTTGAATTCTTAAGTGACGAGCAAATACTTTTAATTAGTGGTGCGTCTGGCAAAACGGGTCAAGCTGGCAGGGAATATACCAAAAAACTAAAAGAAGCTAAAATAATTGTTGATTGGGAAAATGCTGTTGAAATATTTAATAATTTAACCTGGCCGAAGTTTTCTAAGTTGGCAGAAAGAGCATTTCCTGGATTGGTTGATTTTTGCGATGATGCTTATGGCGCAATTGTTTCTATTGTTTTTAATCGTGGCACAAATATGAAGGGCGACTCTCGTATTGAAATGAGAAATGTAAGAGATTTAATTAATAAAAAAGAT